CCGACTCGGGCAGGAACACCTCAGCGTACAGACGGAACCACGTCTGGTAGTGCTTGTCGATGCGCTGGCCACCGATGGTCAGCTCCACCGCCGCCACCGCGCGCTCGGCCACCCAGTTAGTGTCAACACCGGCGTTGTTGGACGTCAGGTTGCCAGAGTTGGTCAGGGTCGGGGCCAGGGACAGCCACATGTCGCCGACCAGGTCGCCGTTGCGGGCGATGGTCACGGACACACGGGCACCGTTGCCGGCCGTGCCGTTCACGGTCTGCAGGATCGCCTCCATCGCGAAGTTGGTGTGGCGCTTGTACACCGCCTGGAAGAAAGTAACCTTGGGCTGGCCAGTCAGGTAAACATCCTGGGCACCGTAAGCAACCAGCTGCATAAGACCACCCGCCATTTGTACTATTCCCCAAGAAAAAAATTCAGGGCGGCTCGACCGCACCCACCCCTCCTGAGGGCTGCGTCGAAAAACTGGCAATAAAAACTATACCAACTGTATATGGCTGACCCACGCGACACTGACGCTGACACGCGCCCCGAGGACGAGGAGGAGGACGAGTTTGATATGGATGGGATGGATGACGACGGTGGTATGGACCTGATGGACGCCCTGGGGAACTTCCTCACTACCGACGATGGTGACTCGATCGCTAACGTTCTGGGCGGAATCAAGACCCAGCTGGAGATGCAGAACAAGATTCTGATCAAGATTTTTGGAGTCCTCAACAAAACGGCATAAAAAATTGTTGCCCATGAATAACAATGTCAAGCGAGCAGAGGAACCGTATGGAGCTGATGCGTTCTGCTGTCCGCACGTTCTCTCCTGAGGAGGTGGAGAAGCACGTCACAGAGTTCGAAGAGACACTGAATATCAAGGATGGTAAGGGGAACAAGGCGGCGCCGCTTCAAACTTCTTTTCAACTCTTTTTTCACACGGATAACCTGGATATGAACGGTTTTCCCAAAAATAACGTAGACATGGAAGACGTCAGGCATCAGAAGAAGCGCTTCGCTAACTTCCTGACGGCGCTCTACCATCGTACTGAGGAATTGAACATTCGCAACAAGGCTTCGTTCGACGTAAACAATGAGGAAATGACCCTGAACCGTCGACTGATTCGCATCACCAAGATGATCGAGTCAGCCTATCAGATGGTGATGAGCCAGGTCCAAATGTACGAGTCGGCGACAAGTTCTGACATTGTGCAAAAAGTTATTCCTGAGGATGCGATTTATCGTGGCAACCCCATTGACCTGGATGATGCCGAAAACACCAACTCGGCGTACCAAAATCTTCTCCTGTACCTCCTCAACCAAGCCTACACCGACAACCTGTGCCGTTACGGTGACAACTGCTGTGAGCAAATCAAGACGCCCGATGGTCATATGACCAAGGCGTGGAAGCCTATTATGGAGATTAAGGACTTTGTGTACGACCGGACCCAAAAGGAGGACAACTATGAGATGTGGCGCAATCTCACTAGCAAGGGTGGAATTGTTGCTGACGTCATCCGTCACCTCACCAATTGCAAGGACTTCCAGTTCCCCGAGATTAAGAAGAATCGTAACGTGTGGTCGTTCCGCAACGGCATCTTCCACGGCCGAGTCGAGGCTGGGAGCGTCATCACCTCCAAGTTCTACCCGTATCGTTCTGATGATTTCAAGACGCTCGAGCCGACTCTCGTTTCATCCAAGTACTTTGATGTCGACTTTGATTCGTTTGATGATGTGCGGGATTGGTACGACATCCCAACGCCGCATATGCAGTCGGTGATGGACTATCAGAAGTTCCCAGAGGACGTCTGCCGCTGGCTGTACATCTTCTGCGGGCGCCTGTGCTACCAGGTGAACGATCTGGACAGCTGGCAGATTATCCCGTTCCTCAAGGGTATCGCCCGCTCCGGCAAGTCTACAATTATTACAAAAGTTTGCAAAAAGTTTTACGAGGGCCAGGATGTGAAGACGCTCTCCAACAACATCGAGCGCAAGTTTGGTCTCGAGAGCATCCACCAGGGCTTCATGTTCATTAGCCCAGAGGTGAAGGGTGACTTGGCGCTCGAGCAAGCCGAGTTCCAGTCCCTCGTGTCGGGTGAGGACATGTCAATTGCGCGCAAGTGCAAGTCGGCGGTGAGTCTGACGTGGAGCGTGCCCGGTATCCTTGCCGGTAACGAGGTGCCCAACTGGAAGGACAACTCGGGGTCGGTGCTGCGTCGCCTGCTGACGTGGAACTTTGGGCGCCAGGTGATGGAGGCTGACCCGAAGCTGGACGACAAGCTCGAGCTCGAGATCCCTGCGATTCTGTGCAAGTGTGTCAAGGCGTACCTGGAGGCTTCCAAGAAGCACAACTCGCAGGATATTTGGAACGTTGTGCCGACGTATTTCAAGACGGTTCAGACGCAGGTGGCGATGATTACAAACACGCTGCAGCACTTCCTCGCGTCAGAGAAGGTGCGGTACGGCAGTGATCTGTGCTGCCCGCAGAAGATGTTCGTGCACGTGTTCAACCAGCACTGCCAGGAGAACAACCTGGGTCGGCCAAAGTTCAACCCAGACTTTTACGCTGGTCCTTTCAGTTCGCGCGAAATCGAGGTGCGCACCGAGACGCGCATCTACAAGGAGAAGTCCTATGCGGCCCAGCCCTTCATATTCGGTGTGGACATTGTCCAGGAGTCTCTGGAATTTAATGATGCGTATTAGTATGAACCGATTCAGGGGGATCGTACAGAAAAAGGTGCTCCCTCCAAAAACAAACTACACAGTACGGAACTATGAGTTCTTTGCTTTCACGCCCATCGAGGTGACCTCGACGGTCGTTGCAGTGGATTACCCGGGTGCAGCCAACAAGGTGGCTGACATCGGACGCGTCTCACCGGTGACTGAAATAAAGGGTTTCAAATCTGTTGGTACTCGGGCGATCGTGCGCTATGTCAAAGGCCGGAGCTCTCCGATCGGCGAGAACAACATCGAAGAGGTGAAAAAGTGGGGGATGCGCATTGACTTTCGCAACCCCGAAAGCACCGCCTACGTCGCAATCGAACCAAATGGAAAGTTGATGATCACCAGCTCAGGCCCTTATGAGCGCGTCCTTCGCTTCCTCACCAAGTACTACTTTCCAGGAATTTTCTTTAATAAGGTGACGGTTATCAAGATTGACGGACGCACACATGTTGACACGGTCATAGACCTCGATGAGCTTGGGCGCGAGATGGTGACGAAGGTGCCGCGCGGGGCGTTCGAGTGGTTCAATGAACGCGAGCTTTACGCAGGTGCACGTCTGACGTGGAAGAATCCAAAAATGTCTTTGATTCTTTTTGCAAACGGAACCATCCTATTCCAGGGCCTCAAGTCTATGGATATCGTCAAACAAGTTCACAAAGTTTTTACAGAATTGTTTACGAAATATGGTGTGGATATGCGGGCAACGATGCACCTCCGCGCTCGGCACATCCGGCCAGTGCCTGCACGCAAGAACCTGTCTGCCAAGCGCAAGCGCGCCGCTGGCCGCTACGAAATGGCGTTCGGCTACAACGACACCAAGGAGGGCTTTTACGTGCGCCCTGGTGCGAACAAGTCCCCTCGCTTTTACCCAGTGCCTTCGCCCTCCAAGATCCCCCTTGTGCGCCAGAAGGTCCTTCGGGCGTACACAAACGCTGGAGTGAATATTCCAAATTCTGTAAAAGAAATGTTTGGATTCAATGCCAGTGTGCAGCTCAAGGAAAAGGCTGAGATTCGTCGGGCCAAGAACTGGAGCGACGCCAAGGCGGGCTTTTACGTGCGCCCAGGTCCGGGTGACCAGCCTTATTTCTACAAGATCCCCAAGGGAATAGCAGCTGGGCGCAAGACCGTGGTGGCAGCCTACCAGAAGGCGAACCGGCGAATCCCAACGCCTGTGCGCGAGATTTTCAAAATTCCAGCCTCGCCCGAACTCCAGCACCTGCCGAAAAATCACGCGCTCAACCGCAACGCCAAGGGTGTCCTGCGCCTCAACGGCAAGCAGATCGACCGGTACACGACCGATCAACTGGTGCAAGTGGCGCGCAACCTGGGTATCGCCGAGGTGAACTCGAAGATGAAGGTGGCGCAGATCGCTAATGCGATAAAGAAGAAGCTTGGGAGCCCGCCCTCGCTCAGCCCTGGGAACGCCAACCTCGTCTTGAACGGAGTGCCGATTT